AAATAGGCCAGTCACGTTATCTGACAACTTTATTTCCTCATCCTGGAATAAGTCAAGTTGTTCAGTTCCATAACTGCCACTTGCCATTAGCTTAAACTTAAACCCTTGTGTGCTAGTTATACCCATTTTAGATAATCAATTTATAGTTTTGTCCAAATTGGAAATCAAATTGATATTGAATTAAATGGTCGTTTACTCCAGTCTTAAAGTTTATGTTTTGTGTAATAATTGTTAATGGTTTTACATTAGTTGTATTTTCTTGCATCCAATAAATCTCATTACTTACCAATAATTGCTTAAAGATATCGTTGTATGTTTCAGGAATCCAGAATGAATTGACTGATATATTTTGGTTGCTATCTACAATATAGTTTAGAGTTTGGCTATCATATTCATTATATGCTAATGTTCTTTGTTGCCAGCTTCCAATTTGTGGTTGATAAGTTCTTTTTGTAGAGGAGAATGATTTTCTATTAACCATGTAAAAATTAAAGTAATCAAACTCACTATATCTGTTTTTCCACTTAATTCTTATGTTTGGATACTTCTGTTCACAATCAACATTAAAGGTCATTTTAGACCCCAATGCGGTGCTTCCAGAGTATGCCTGTAAAGTATAGTTAGTTAGTCCTAATAGAGTTAAAGGAAATCCTGTTTCTGCAGGTGCTTGTGGATAAGTTCTTACTTCATTATTTGAATTACCATCCGCAGCAGATAGTGCATATACACCATTGCCTGTGCTACCTGAATAAACTATTCTTGTAGGTATCGTTGTTCCCACATTTCCAACATAAACTGCACCTTGTCCAATATTATCTATAAATACAGATTGAGTTGCAGGGCCGTCAGTCATTAAAGGCCAATGTGGTGTCATATCATAAACATTTTCACCGATTGGTTCTGGGAATATTTGGTATCCGTCTACTGCTTTATAAACACCTGACGAAATTGGTGACCCGGTAATATAACTACTGCCTGATTGATAACGATAATAGCTATCAAACTTTAAGTAGCTTACAGCAGATACATTCGTTTGTGTTAGTGTAGTTTGAGTTGAGTTTATAATTCTGCTTAAATCAAAAATACCTGTAAATCCTTGTCCAGACGGATACTTTGCCAATGTCCATGCATCTCCACTACCACTAGCTGAAACACTGCCTGTCCATATAGTTAATTCACCTACATATTGGAAATTATTTTGTCCTACTAATGTTGAGGAGGATACTGCAAATATAACTGGCGATTGTGCCAATGACATAGTTGCCGGTGTTTGTATAAATGAATACGACATTTAATAAATCTTTATTATCTAACCATGCAAAAACGAAAAGTAATTGACGGTATTAGTTTTTTCTTAATTCTGCAACCACCTCTGCTACTACATCTTTTGCTAATGCTTTTGTGTAGTTTGCAATCAACATATCTATACTTGTATCTTGTAAAGCTTTAATTGCATAATTAAACTTATTGGGATATCTTTTTTTAATTGTAGCAGTTGTATTTGACCTTAAAGCAGGTGCCGCAATACCTGTTCCATATGGGTCATTCCAATATCTACCATAGTTTGCACCTGGTGGGGCATAATCAACCTTTACTCTTGCTCGTCTAGATACGGCATCAAAAGTAATCATTCTATTAGTTGTATTAAAACTTTTAATATTATCTCTTAAATCACCTCTATCAACAGGAGCACCTGCACTTGTTAAGTCTCTTAGCGTTGTTGCAATTGCAACTAATTCAGGAGTAGATTTTGATATTCTTGCCATGGTATCCTATTTAGTAAGACCCACTAGGATATAAATTATATAAACATCTAGGTCTATCGTTGTGTGTAGTAAGTGTGAAAGTAGAAACCCAACCTGCTAATCCATTATTAAACCTATCCATAAATGGTTCGTTTGTAATTTCTGAATTGATTTGGAAACTTTCTAAACTATATTGAGTATATGAAACTAAATCATTTACAATACCTAATGTATTTGCATGAATGTCAACAACATCATTTACACGATAAAATGGAATGTCTTGCTCATTTGTTCTAGGTTCACTTTCGTTATTCTTATTTTTTATCTTATCTGCAATTATCAACTGAATTGTATAATCGGTTGTAGTTGGTGTAAAGTTTGCAGCTAAAATACTTACATTACCCAAAGGATAAAATGGATATGCATTTGTATCAATTTCAAAAATATCACCCTGATTTACCTCTTGAATTGAGGGGTGATTTTGCATTATAGTCTCAAAATAACTTAATATATTGTAATAAAGACTATAATTGACACCGGCATTGTATTGTAAATAAGACATATTAAAATAAATTATAATTGAATACCACCAAAGTATTGATTTGTTTGGTCTGGATAGATTTGTGTTTGATTTCCAACAGTTGCTAAGTATTGTGGGATTTGATTTGAATAAGATATTAAATAATTCTGTAATCTTAAAGCGTAATAATCACCATTCTCTTGTGCTTTTTGTAATAAATAATCTATTTCAGCTTTGCTTGGAGCAATACCTTGTTCAGATTGTTGCTTTACTGCACCATTTGATTTGAATTGCACACTACTAAAAGGGATATATTCAACACATGCATACCAAATCAATGTATTTTTAATATGGTCATCTAATAAGTCTTGATAAAACACAGATAAACTGCCAACTGTTCCTGCTTCTATTTGAGCTTGCAAGTAAAAGAATAAGACACTACCTAAAAGATTTTTTAAGTATTTGTCTTGAGCTGTTCTTGCAAACGGCAATAAAGCATCTGCATCAATTGCACCCTGTAATGGTGAGTTCTTTATAATATCGTTTCTTGATATGAATAATGGATATGCCATAGTTATTTTTTATATATTTCGTAATCTTGTTCAAAGAATGCACCACTTGCATTTATAATTGTTGTTCCTTCACCAGGACCATTGGGGCCTCTTACACCTCTATCACCTGGACTTGGTCTGTTATCATCTTGTGTTGTTTGGTCACCACTATCATCTGTTGTTGCTGGATTTTCTAATTCTTTATTAGTAGTATCAGCAGTTTCGTCAATTGTTTTACCTGTCTCATCTGCTTGTTGAGCAAGAATAGCTAATGGTGTTAATTGGTCAAAGTATAATTGAGTATTATTAAATCCACTACAAGCCAATGCATAATCTAAACTATTTAAGATAATATTTTGGAAAGGTGCAATAGTCATTGTTTGCATAATACTAAATGCTGTCATCATTTCCTCTGATTGTGAGGAGAAACCATTACCTTCTGTTCTAATACCAAATAGTAATGGACTTGTCACTCTATGTGCTACAAGTATTCTATCTTGTGCATATTTTGCAACATAGTCATACTTCTCATGTAGATTGTCAATTTGTATTACATCAATTGTAGGTTTAGTTGCAGGGTCATCGTTGAATGATAACATAAAACGACCCGCGTTTCTAGTACCTGTAAACTTATGTTGGACTAAATCCTCAATAGTTTGTCTTTCCTCTGGTGCCGGAATACCTGTATTAAAGTTAATCATAGCAGAGGGTAAGAAACCATTTTCAATATTGCTTAAATGTAAGTTTGATAATTCAGCTTCAACATATGCAAATTGTAATGACGATACCCAATCAGGTAAAGAATAATAATATAAGTTAGGAGTATAATTCTTAATATAAAGTATTTCCATTTTCTCATTACTAGTTTCAAATGCAGGTATTTTCTTTTTATTTTTCATTGCTCTTTGGTCTAACCAATCTGTGCAATAATAATAGTTCTCTACTTTTGGATTTTGATATATCTTTTCTGCTCTTAAATACTGCACAGGTATATGATACATTTTTATAATCTGTGTATGTGCATCATTCCAATAAACTTGATATGCTGCATTACCAAATAATTTTAAGTCAAATGCAACTCTTTTAGTTTCCTCTTGTGGAATTATCTTTTGTAGAGTTTCATTAAATGCTTCGTCTTTTGAGTATAAACCTTTACCATATATTAAATCTGCTAAACCTTCTATACAAGCCGCGGTGCTTGTTGAGGTATTGTTAGCAGTTGATACTGCAATAAAAAAGTCATCGTGTCCAAATACGCCAAACGGCACATAAGGTAAACGAGTTTTAGTATCCTCTGTTATAATAGGCAGAGAGTTTTGGTTTGACGATACGATTGAAAAGTTTTGTAATTTGTCCATGTTTAATCCATTATAATATACTCATTTGTAGATACATTTGAAATATATTGGTCATTTTGTTGTTGATATGTTGATTTATATTGAGGAGCATTACTTTGAGACATATAAACTTGTATGCTACCATGCCATATTTCAGTTGTTCCATTTAATAATTTAGCTCTAAACTCTTGTGCAATATTTGTATTATTGATACTTGCAGTAAAAGATAAAAGACTTTCATATCCATTATAAGTTAATCCTGATAAAGATGCGGTTGAGTTTACTTGTGTTGTCATATCTTGTAATGACATTGTAAAACTATTTGACGCAGTAGGTTCAGTTCTTATTGTGTATGCATTGCTGCCAGAGGTTATGTATGTAAGCATTATCTATTGTTTATCTTGTATTACCTGTATATCTAACAACATATTTTACAAAAATGGTAGGTTATAGGCAAAATAAAAGCATACCCCTTATAAAAGAGTATGCTTTAATATATTTTAGTGCTTACTGATTAGTTCGCTGACCCACTAACTACTGTTGGTGGATTACCCATTCCTGCGAAAGGGTTGGTTGCTGTGCTACCTGATAAGAATTGTGCTGGCAATGGTTCCATACCAGTCATAGTAATAGAATAACCATAAAGGTCTCCTAATCCTGCTCCTGTTTGAATTGTTCCTGCCGTTAAATCCACACCTTTAGTTAAACCTGCTACCAATGCATCACCATTAGTTGTCCAAACAATTGCAACTGGACGGCCGTAAGCCAAAGTTTTCAATTGTGTAGTCATTTCAGCCGTCAATTTTTTTAAGTTAAGGGTTAATTCTTGTGAAAAGAATGTAGTTCCGTTTTCTCTTGAGGAATTGACAGTTTCAGTATATGCACTTGTTCCTTTAAGTTGATAAAAATATACCACACTTCCACTTGGGAAAGCCGTGACATATCCGGTAGATGCGTTGTCTGTAAATGCTGGGTCAAATGAGCTAGACGGGTAGTTCAT